ATTCATTGGAATATCATCAGGACAGATTTTTCTTAGTGAATCATTTGGTGGATATTACACACCTTCAACATAATAGGAGTAACTATGAAAACGCTTTACGAAATCTTAAACGTAGACTTGGCACAACAATATACAAAAGCAAGAAAACTTGCAGTTCTTGATCAACTTGTTTTAGATGCAGATTTAACAACACAAGTAAAAGAAACTATAGCTTCAATGGATATACCAGATGATGACGATCGTTATCATTGGATACAAATTTATGGTCGCTTAATGGGCGCTGACTTAATTACTATTGGTAAAGTGCAACCAGATCATATGCTAAGTGCAAGTGCATTACCAGCAGAAGATTTTTCTGAAGCAGTAAAAGTTTGTACTGCAACAGCTCGTGACATTAACAATTCTACAGTAGCAGCAGAAAAAGAATTCGCTACAGAATCAGTACCACAGACACTTTAAGTAAAATGAAACTTGCTCTTTGCATTCCTGCTAGAGACACGGTGCATACTGTTTTTGCTCGTGCTCTAGCAAACCTTACCTCATATCTTACAAAACAGAATATTGACTTTTCGTTGCATTTTGTCTTAGGAACTGTAATTGCAAACAGTAGGAATGCGTTGGTTAATGAAGCATTAGACGTGGGTGCTGATTATATACTTTGGATGGATAGTGATATGCATATTCCTCCTACTATAATTAAAAAGTTGTTGTCTCATAATAAAGACATTGCTGCGTGTACCTATAGCACTAGATACAAACCTTACAATACAGTAGCCTTTGTTGACTTTGATAATCCGCCTACCAGACTTAGGAAAACAAGAGGGCTTCATGAAGTGTATGCAGTTGGTATGGGTTGTATGCTTGTAAAAACTGATGTATACAAGCAATTGCCCAAGCCTTGGTTTAATCACCAATATAATGAAGATATAGATAATTTTGCAGGCGAAGATATTTGGTTTTGTAAATTAGCAAGAGACAATGGCTACAAAGTTTTTGTCGATTGCGATACTAGCAAAATGTTAGCGCACATAGGTACTAAAGCATTTACATTAGAGAATAATCATGAACGTATTTGATAAGTTTGAATTATTTGGTCAACATCTACATAATGGACAAGACTATTTAAAAAATCATATCCTAACACAATTTCCTGTTGTCCACAGTGATGAAGAAATTTACGAATGGGAAGGCAGTGAAGAATACGTTTGGCTAGTTGATCCAAGTGTAGAAGTATTACAAAGTTTTCCTTGGTATTATAAACCTGCAATAGGGCAAGAGCCTGCTATACATGCTTTCCCTCAGGTATACAAAGATAGTAAAAAAGTTAGATCATACGACACAGTTAGACTAGTGCCAACAAAAGAAGGCGATTACAAAACAGTAAAATCAGATTATATTGCATGTTTTTATGACATATATAATAGCAAAGATAAATTTGATTATTTTTATATTAACTCCCCTGAAGACATTTTAGAAGCACAAGAAAAATCTACTACAGATCTATTTTGGGCTGTGCCTAATAATGTAATTGTTAGAGATACATTTAAATTTAACTACAAGCCTGATTACTGGAGTATAGATAATATACACGTCTTTGGTAACGGTAGTAGTGATATGATGGATGGCGTTTGTTTGATTCCAAAGAATTATAATTTTAACAAGAGAGAATTAGATTATAGATTTTATGCAAACAAAAAACAAATAAAAGTCATTGCAAGCGATCCGGTACCTTATGAAAAATTTAAAGTAGATAGTTATAGCGATTATGAAAATGCTTTAGAACATTGTCAGACAGAAATGTTCTGGGCTATTCCAAGTGACGTAGAAGTTGCAGAAGATTTCAATTTTGATTATCATGTATCTTATCAAAATAAGAATGTTGTACAAGTATTTCTAAATGGCAAACACAGAGACGGTATAGTATTATTACCCCGTGATAAAAAAGTTTCTAAAAAAGAAATAGAACACAGATTTTATGTATCAAAAAATGAACTAGACATAGTAGCAAGTTATCCAAAAAGTTTTAAAAAATGGGCAGTACATTCTTATAAAGATTATATGAATGCTTGTAACGAAATAGAAGAAGATATGTTCTGGATGGTTTATTCTGATTTAAACATTAAAGATGATTTTAACTTTGATTTTTACATAAGTCATCACGATTCTTTTAATAGAAATATACATCACATTTTTAAAAATAATATGTACTATGATGGCCTAGCTTTAATTAGTAAAAATTTAAGAATAAGCAGAAAAGAATTTGAATATAGATTTTTTGCAAATAAAAAAGAACACGACATACAAGCAACAACACCGTCTCTGTATGATATAGTGTTTATAAGTTATAACGAACCTAATGCAGATGAAAATTTTAAAAAACTTGTAGAACAATTTCCTGATAGAGTAATACATCGTGTACACGGTATTAAAGGTATTCATCAAGCACATATTATGGCTGCAAAAGCAGCAGAGACTGAAATGTTTTGGGTAGTAGACGGCGATGCAAATATAATAGATAATTTTAACTTTGATTATCAAATTGCGCATTATGATATTGATGGTAAAAACACTGTGCATGTTTGGCGTAGTTACAATCCAATTAACAACTTAGTCTACGGATATGGTGGTGTAAAACTATTACCAACACGTCTTACAAAAAATATGGATGTGTATAGCAGTGATATGACTACTAGTATTAGTAACAAGTTCAAAGGAATAGAAGTAATGAGTAATACTACTGCCTTTAACACAGATCCGTTTAGTGCATGGCGTAGTAGCTTTAGAGAATGTGTAAAGTTAGCAAGTAAAACAATACATAGGCAAAAAGAAGACGAAACGAATTTTAGACTAGAAGCATGGTGTACTCGAGGTGCAGATAAGCCATTTGGAGAATACGCAATTGCAGGGGCTATTCACGGCAAAAACTACGGTGAAAAGTATGCCGATTCCCCTGAAGATTTGCGTAGAATAAATGATTTTGATTGGCTTGAAAAAGAATTTAAGAAATCAAATGTGCAACTTGTATAACTGTTTCTAATTTATTTTTGTTAGTTTTACTGCGTAATGTATTTGCTAAACCTGTATGCAAAGGTTTTGGCCAGTGACTAAAGCTACACCAAGCATAACTACTATGTTCTTTGTTTAGCCTTGGTATAAATTCTTCATTGATTAAGCATAGATACGTATGGAAGCTAAAATTATTATCACTGCTAATAAAACTTTCTAAAGGAATTGTTTTTTTAATTTCTGGAATGAATCCAATTTCTTCTTCTATTTCTCTTTGTAGTCCTTGCCAAGGAGTTTCACTGCCTTCGTTTTTACCGCCAACTAAACCCCAACAATTAGTATTGTTAGTGCTTTTCTTAGTTCTATATAACAGTAAAAATCTTTCTGTTGTTAGGCTATAAAACAACGCACCGCTACAGATTATCTTATCCATAAAAATACTTATATTATAAAAGGATACTCCATGTACCTTTTGGATAGTAACCGTCAATACTTTCTACCCACATGTTATCACTATATACGTATTGTACTCCAGTTGTTAAATTGGTTGTAAAAACAGGTGTAGTGTATTCACTTGCATCATACACAATTGTCCATTTTGATCCTGTCCATTCTACAATATCATTTTGATCAGCAAAGAAATCTGTGTTATCAGAATTTTTCCAAGCATCGGCACCGTCGTCGTTGTAATGCAGAGTATATTGTACTTTATCATCAGGAGATATGTTACTTGCTAAAATTAAAGAAACTTGTTCTCCTATGTTTTCTATTGTTGCACCAACAGTTTCACCGTTAACTGTAACTTCTGCACTAGTAACTTTATCTGCAAGCCACCAAGATTGTTGATAAAAATATAACTTTTCTTCATCAGTTCTGTAAAATAAATCTCCTACATTTGGAGATCCTGGAAATGCTGTGCCACTATTAACATTACTAGGTTTAGTTATTTCATTGATATAATAATCTACATATGTATCAATTCTGTTAGTAGTTCCGCTAATAACAACATTACGTGAAGTAGCATTACCAATAGCATCTAAAACTAAAATTCTTACACCGGGCACCTTAACACTAGTAGGATTAAATGTCCTTGGGTTTATTATATAATCAATGGTTCCATACTGTGCTGCATTTCTCGCTGGACCTTCAATTAGTGTGTTGCTAGGCAAAGTATCTTCGTCATAATTAATTAACAGTTCTGTTGTGTTATTGTTATTTACGGTTATTGTACCTCTTACATTTGTAGTAAAATAACTTCTTCTAAGCTCTATTTGAGTTATACCTGGTTCGTATTGAGAAGGTAGTTCTGCTTCTATAACATCGAACCAGTGAACATCAGGTAGATGCAATAATTTATTAGTTGCTAACAATGCTATTTCGTCGTTTATGTTTACACCATAATTTCTGTAGCTGTTAATGACTGGGTTTAAAGTTGTTCCTAAACCAGTGCTGCCTGTTGATTGCCCAGGAAGTAACCCTTCTGGTGTTAATGCAGCTTCGCTATCAGGATCAGGTGTAAAGCCGTCTAATTCTAAATCTCCTGTATCGCTGTTAACAATACCGGTAATTATTTTTGTAATAATACCTAGTTTTTTAACTTTTGTTGGAGGCGAAATATAAATTGGAGTAGTAAAGCCCATAGTGCAAATATCAATTTCGCTTTCAGTTCCAACCGGCACTGTTCTTGAACTAAATTCTATGTTTTCCATAAACAATGTGGTTAAACTTGTCCAGTCAACATAATTATCATTTGTTTGAAATTCTAAACTAGGATTAAACAACATTAATATTTGTTCTAATAATTGTAATTTTTGATCTGTGCTGGTGCTCCATAAATCTACATTTACGCTTAATGTAAATGGACTAGGATGTAATCGTTCTACAGTATAACCTTTAGCTTGTTCTTGCAAATATGAACTAGTAGCTTCGTCAAACTTTTTTTCACGTAAATTAACTTTACTTACAAAACTACTATCACTTGTTCGACTTCTGTCCATTTCTAAGCCAGTAATATATACAGCCATACGTGGAGCACTAGGTATCTTATTTTCACTGTTGTCTTTCATAATACTAGCAACTTGTCTTGTAAGATCTCCATAAGTTACAGGTACCTGTCTTAGATCTCCATCACCGTCTTTGTAGCTAAAATTACTAAATGCTCGTACTATTTGTGTTACATATCGTCTTACTTGGCCGTCATAAAAATATTGCATTAGTTATCTGCCTTTGCTCTTAGAGCTTTACTTAGTGCTTGTCTTTCAACTACTTCTTCACCGGATATTTCGTTTATTGTAGTGTTGTTAATAAATGTTCCTAGTTGGGTATTTCTAGTATCTGTATTTGAAAGTTCTGCTCGTACATTATCTTCAACCTTTGACCACGAACTGCCGCTATATCTAAATAATCTATTAGGCAATAAATCTGTACGTAAAAAATAATCACCTTCAACTGATACAAGTGGAAATGTAGATCCAACTCCAAAAGGT